AGACAAAGAAGTCCATAAAATAGCAAGCGCTGCCATAGGATACCTGGCAGGAGGGCAAACAGGGGCAGCCATAGCCCATCAGGCGACAACCTTCAACTACCTTACCCATGAACAATATGAACAATATCTGGACGATATGAAAAAGGCAAAGACAGAAGAAGATAAAGCAAGAATGAAAGACAGATGGCTGGAAATCGATGCTGAGCAGAACGAAGAATGGCTGAGAAAACAAGGGACAGGCACCTATATAGATCTGAGTACAATAAAAAAAGGAGACCTGCCCGGACAAGTCATTATTGAAAAGCGTAACGGATATAAAGAAGCACTGAAAAAGGAAAGTATAGGAGATGGAAATGGTCATTCTTCAGGAATGATTCCGCTTGCATTGCGATCGGCGGCGATGGCTGTGATAACGAATGAGGTAGGTAGACCATGGAAAGAATTAGAAAAAACTGGGGTTAGGGGATCGTTACGAATCATAGGTAAATATAATGCGATCGGTATGACTATAGATGGAGCTATTGATTTAACAAGCGATTTCAATACATATAGTGGAAGTAACTTAAAATGGGCTTTGACGATAGATGGAGTTAAGACTTTGATTGGATTAGGGATGAGCGTTACTCCCATTCCTGAGGTTATCTCTGGTCCGATTCTTGATGGTGGAGCTTATCAACTGAAAGAGGCACTTCTTTCTAGAGATATGACAAAAGAAAAAACTAATTAGGAGGTAGAGTGTTATGCAAAGTGAAGAACTAATAGAAAGAGTTCTAGCTTTTGTTCCAGCTATATATCTAATGGGAGAATGTCTGTATTCTTATACAAAATCAAGAGTTCGAGGGTTAGTATTTCATGTTTGCTTTTGGGGAGGATATTTGGGGCTCATTTTTGATTATGGTATTTTTGCGTTAATTATCTATTGTATGATCTATCATCTCATTTCTGTTGGACAAGTATTAGAGCTGGCTGTGGTATTGAGTGTTTCTTTGCCGGTTTTTGATTATTTATATGTAAAGGCTAAGATAATAAATGCAAATTATTGTTATCAATATTTAGGGATATCATTCTCGAAAGATTATGAATGGTGGTTGATATGTAAAAAAATTATTCCATGGCTTGAATTGATAATCATATTGATAATTTTATGGGGAATATATAACTTCAATGTGGAAAATATGGAATCGCCTATATCACGTAATTGGTATAAAATTATCTAATGATGAATATTAAAAGGTATGGACGATATGAAAAACGCAAAGACAGAAGAAGATAAAGCAAGAATGAAAGACAGATGGCTGCAAATCGATGCTGAGCAGAACGAAGAATGGCTGAGAAAATAAGGAACAGGAACCTATATAGACCTGAGTACAATAAAAAAAGGAGACCTGCCCGGACAAGTCATCCTTGAAAAGCATAACGGATATAAAGAAATGCTAAACAAAGCAGCCCTGGATAAATCCAAAGAAATCGCGGCAGAAGGAATCGCAAGCTGGAGTGCGGCGAACTGGATGGAAAGCGAATATCCCTACCTGACACGAAAAGAAGCGGAGGCAATCGGGAAAAACTTTGTGAAGAAAGCCAGTCCTTTTGTAGCAGGTGCGTCTTACCTATACGGAACACAGGAAAACCACGAAAGATTTAAATCTCCATACAATGCATTTAGAGCGGATGCATACGATACGTTGCCGATAACATTTGGCGTTTTGGGAACTGCAGTCGGTGTGGCATGGATTGGCTCTGCAGGGACTGTTATTGGCCCATTGGCGGGTATTACAACTGCGGTATCTGTTGAATTAGAAAAGCAAAAGTGGGAGGAAAAAGAGCAAAATCAACAAAATAAAAGTGACATAGAAGAAAAGGGAGGAGCGATGAAATGATTACTTTCTTTTTTAGCCCTTTGTATGATGCCATTCTTCTTGTAGGATGTTTTGTATTAATAAGAAAAGTATAATAAACCATATTAGTAAAAGCCAGATAACATCGACGTTATCTGGCTTTTTTGTTTTTGTGTTTTGAGTTAAAATGCGTTATTTCGTATCTGTGGCTTCCAGTTGGCTTCCATTTTCGTCGGGATAAATTGTCATATTTTCGCCATGCGGCAATGCATCAACGGCAGCGATGAGCTGCGGGATAATTTTATGTGTATACACATCTTTCGTCACATTATCGCCGGAAGCATGCCCGACAATCATTTTTTGAATTTTTTCTGGCATGCTATAATTGTCAGCAATCGTTATGAATGTGTGACGGGGGTCGTGCGGGAGATGTCCTGCAATACCTATTTCCTCAAAATATTTGCGGTATGAGTAGGTTATGGAAAGCAGGCCATTTTTACCATATAATCCACGCTGCCGATCCGGCATAACTAAATATTCGTGTTTCGCAAATTTAGAAATATTATAGAAATATTTGACAAACGGCAAGATACATTCGGCGATCGGGATCGTTCGGTTGCGTCCCGCATCTGTTTTCAGTCCACCCGTCATTGTGTGGGCGGATAAATTTACATTTGCCATTTTTATCATTGCCAGCTCTTTCGGCCGCATACCGGTATAAGTTTGTATTAAGATAATCCGCGCTATATCATCATTACAATGCTTCCACAATAATCGCATTTCTTCTGTTGTGAACGGTTTGTGAATATCCGATTTAACTTTTACTGTAGTTACAACAAATCGGGAGTAATCCTTAATGATTAAATCATTAGCGATAGCATACCTATAAAGCATATGCATGACAGTCATAATACCGGATTGTCCGGATGCCAAAACGTTTGATTCGTCTATAATTTGCTGCAAATGTAGTGTTTTCGTTTCACTGATTTTTAGACTTGCAATTTTGCTGACGTGATTTTTCCAGTACATCAAATGAACTTTACTTAACGGTTTTTTCAAGCGTTCTCGTCCAGTTTTGATACGTTCCCAGATGTCCGCCCATGTGATGTCTGCTGCTGCCGCCGTTTGCGGATTCATATTGTACGCTTCCAGCGCAGCCTGCGCGTCCCGCTGTCGTTCGAAGCTACCGATAATTTTCTTTCTGCGCTTGCCGGTATCAGTCATGCCGAGGTTCACTACGGCCACCCACGGTTTCCGGCGATGCACATTATCCGGACGCTTATAGACAGATCCGGAGCCGTTCGCTCTTCGCATTAATGTTCACCTCCTGATTAAGTGCGGGGAATCGGATACACATTTAATAATTCAATTAGTTTATCACGATCAATTAACTCAACACCATTTGCTTCCGCTAAATCAATTGCTCCCTGCGTAAAATGACTATTTGTGACTACTGCCGCCAGATCGTATTTATAAAATGCTTTTGCCGCCACTGCTTCCTGTACGGCGCTATTCGATACATTGTCTTTGTAACACTTCGCCTGCACGATTTTCAATTCATCACCTTTTGATAAAAGTAAGTCTGCACCCTGATCTCCGGATGTTTTCGTGAACTGAACAGAATATCCCATAGATTCAAATATTTTACCGAGGATTTTTTCGAATGCTACACCATCCAATGAATCTATGTAATGGATATCTACATTAGAGATAATAGGGCGATTTGTTATTATGGAATTCTCTATGGCTGCAGATCGTTTTTCTATTGCAATACGACGATTGATTGCTGTTAATTCAGTAATGATTTCATTTTCTTCAAGCTGGAATGGATATTTTTTCGAGTAATTTATAAGATGTGGAATATAAAATTTATTCATTCCGAAAGTTTCATAATATGTTTTTATAAGAGCGGTTTTATTTATTACAATGTAATTCGGCGATGCGGATTCATGAATCTTAACATCAAAATTTTTACAAAATAAAGCATTAGCAGCATTGTTCAATTGTTCGTCTATCATTTGATTGAATTGCTCTTCTGTTATTTTATTCATGTCAATTGTGGTTTCTTTTTCTGTTAAATTGCGAATTGACGCATAATCATATTTTGTTAATGTGATTTTCGTTGGCCACGTTTTCCATGCCATGGTATACGGTGTCAAGTATTTATAGATCGTCGGGGCAATCCGATTTCTTATTTCCTGCATGCTGGGCTGTGGATCAGCACTGTAGCCGCTGATAAATGCATTTACACGTTCATTGAAATATTTTTTATAGAGCTTGTAGCAAAGATATATTAGACCAATGCCGAGAAACACTTCATTGCTTAAGCATAAGGCAATCACAAAAAACCAAATAAGAAATTTCTTCATTTCGGCACCTCTTGATAGCAACTATAATTCTTGAATATATCTAATGATTCAAGTACGCCGTCGAATGTCAATAATTTTTCACCTTGAATGCCGTCTATCATTTGAATATTATTCCGGAGACAGGTATGGGCTATCAGAAGAAACGCGAACTTATTCGCTTCATATTCCTGCTTGCGGACGGTATGCTTTTTCAGCGGATGGACGGTGAATAGCTGATCGCCTGCACGATGCAGGACTATATGCCCGATTTCGTGGGCAAGTGATACGTTCTGCGTATTATACGCGTCTTTTTCGTTTATAAATATTTCTTTTATCGTCAGTGCTTTTAGGAAAAATCCGCCAATTTCATCCGGAAGCGGGACTTTCTTTACAGCAATATTCATAGCTTTTGCTATTTCGTTCGGGTCGTTTGTTCCGTATTTTTTGATTACATCAAGAACAACAGGAAGCATTCTTTTCATTTCTCTTCGGATTCCTTTGATAATACATACTCAATATAATTTTTGATTTCATTCCGGACTTGTTCGGATATCGGTTTGCCATTTTTACTAAAAAACATGACTTGTGAGGATTCGAGTAAATCATGGAGGTAAATTGGTTTGGCAGAATCGGGGGTGTCGCCGTCGATTAAGAATGTAGGTGTTGTATGCAGGATGTCGGCAATTTGTTTTAATGTGGATTGTGGGATGTCATTAATACCGGATTCCATCTTGTTAATTGATGATTTCGATTTATATCCCAGCAGTTTCGCTAATGTTTCTTGCGACATATGCATATTCTCCCTGCATAGTCGAATTCGTCGTCCGAGATGTTTGAGAAAAACTTTTTTATTGTCGTCCATTTATCTCACCTCCAGCAATCACATTGTATCAAAATGTAGACTATCATTCAATAAATTTTGATAAAAATGTAAAAAAAAGTTGACTTATAATCAACTCAATGTTATTATATCGGTGTAGATTTCAGGTCTACCGAGAGGAGGTGTAAGGAAATGACCGATATAGAAAAGTTAAGAGAAAAATTAAATATGTCAGGCTATAAGCTGTCTTATATAGCCGAAGCACTATCCCTGACGTATCAGGGATTGTTGAACAAAATTAATGGAAATTCTGAATTTAAGACATCTGAGGTGAAAGCAATTAGTGATTTACTGCAGCTTTCCCCTGAAGAAAGAGACACTATTTTTTTTAATTAAAAAGTAGATTGACAGTCTACATTGGGAGGTGAAAATTTATGAAGATACCGGTCGTCGTAGCAGCCCGCCTGCTCGGGATATCAGCGGATTTCCTGCGGTGGTCGCTCCGGCAGGATAAAACCGATCTCGGTTGGGCAATCCGAAGAGAAGGTTCTAAGCGCTGGGACTATTACATAGACCAGCAAACACTGGCACGAATGGCAGCGGTTACATTACAGGATGTCCGCAGGGCAGTGGAATCATACCGTGCAGGAGGAGGTATTACAAGTGCGAAAACGCAAAATTAGATGGGGTAGAGTTTTTATCACTGCCACAGTGGTTGTCGGAATTACTGCCGGAGCGTATCAGTACATAACCGCTCCGCCCACCCGTCTGATTGAATATCAGGCGGAAGTAAAACCGGGCGATACGCTCTGGACGATATGCGCAAGAATCGCCACAAATAAGGATGATATGGGAAAGCTGGTCTGGCAAACCAAGAAAGACAACAGGATCCGGGATGTAGGAAACCTGCAGTCGGGAATGATTGTCATTGTAAGAGTGAAGGAGGCAAGAAATGGATGACAGACCATTTAGTGTGACGCTTGTCAAAGATGATTGGGATTTAGTTCTGAACGCACTGGAGATCTGCAAAGAGAATGCGTCATCACTCATGGAGCACGAAATCGAATGCATTATCCGCGGAATAAAGTCAGATTTAGACAGTCAAGGTTTTTAAAAGTAAAGGAGGCGAGGGAATGACTGACGCAGAAAAGTTTAAACATATCAAAGAATATGTACGTCGCAGGTACATGCAAGAGTCGATTGCTTGGACAGATGCGGACGAAAAAGGCGAAGTGATGAGCGCAGCGAAAGCAAGCATACGTGAAGAAATTCTATTTGAAATTATTAACGAACTCAACAAAATTGAAAAAGCCGACTGATAACTGCAATTATCAATCGGCGTGGAAAAGGTTGGTACTCTTTCCGCCTCTATTATAACCACAGGAGGTAAATAAAACAGAAATTGAAGAAAAGAATGAACATCTTGCATTTTTGACACTCATCGAGAGAAGCAAAAGACAGAATGCGCTCATGCACCTGAAGAAAGCACTGGACTATTCCGATTGCGGAGTGACGGACATTGAACTTATTGAAGAAGATAACGGGGAGTATGTAGACATTACATTCTATGGAGAAGAAAAACGCCGGGCGAACATAAACGGAGACAGTGTTCCGGCGATGATTTATGACATATTTAGACAAATTGAATGGTAGGGAGGTGTTTTAGTGAGGAGAAAACTTTTATCAGCTTTTTTAATCAGTTTAGTAAGTATTTTTCCGGTCAATGCGGAATGGCTTATTGCCGAGTGTAGCGCGTACACCACGTACGACAGCGGAACGATTACCGCGACAGGCGAGCCAGTTCACGTTGGCGGCGTGGCTTGTAACTTTCTGCCGTTTGGTACAGTCGTCGTTATTGACGGCGTGGAATACATCGTAAACGACCGATGCGGGATCGATAACTGCATCGACATCTTCATGGAGGACTACGATGCGGCCATTCAATTCGGGCGCAGGGATAAGGATGTCTATATAAAAAGATGATTATTACAGTAATAAAAAAAGCCACCGGATACTGCAATATCCGATGGCCACCAGCTAAAGCTGGCACATTCTCACAAATTATTATAACACATTCGGGAGGACAAACATGAAAACAATTGAAGCAGAAGCAATTATTATTCCGGCGGTAGAACCGAAAATCATTTCGGAAGTATTACCAGTTAAAACAAATTTTGAAGACGTCGAAGCGTATCTGTCAAACCTCGTTGAAAAATATACAGGTTTGGTCGTTACGGACGAAAACCAGAAGGACATGGAGAAAACTCTTCGGGAAGTCGTATCAATCCGGATAGGTATCCAGAAGTTTGAAATCAATGGCAAGCGGCAATTAAAAAAGCCGGTCGATGATTTCGCCCGGCAATGTAAGAACCTGTTGGCGATCGTCAACAGTGTAGAAGCTCCGCTAAAAGAGCAGCTGGACGTGTACGAAAATAAACGCCGGGATGAATTGCAGGCGGCGATCGGCAGGGAATTTACGGCAAAAGCCGACGCCGCAGGCTTGCGGGAGGAATACCGGTTATTTGAAATTCCGGAACGCTGGTTTAATAAAACGGCGAAGTGGTCGGAGACCTGCATTGATATAGACCATGTCGTGTCGGATTTGTATTCACAACAGATCACTGCCGACAATCTGGCGGAACTCAAGGAAACCCGCCGGGAAATGGGCACAGCATATATAAACACTGTGAATACGGAGTATCATCTGGCAACACCGCTTACGCCGAGCATATTAACAGATACTGTACTTGAAAAGCCGAATGCGGAAATCAAGGGGTTTATCCGGCAGGCCGCAGAGCGTCAATCTGAAATTGAAGCTGCCGCCCGCACTGCCCCCGCTGCTGCACTGGCACCGGAGCCGGTGCAGGTCACAATCGCACCGCCGCCGATTCCTGTCACATCCGGATGGCCACGGGTGATGAATTTGCAGATCCTGCTCAAAAACGAGATGGATTATAAAGACGTACAGGACGTCTTATATCAGATACCTGCAGGAATTGAATATAGTATGGAAATTGAGGAGGGATAACAATGATTGAATTTAAGAAAGCAAAACGAAGCAAAGCGAAGCTCCGGCTGGCGATCTCCGGAGCTTCCGGAGCGGGGAAAACGTATTCTGCTTTGCTCATCGCCAGCGGCATTGTGCCGATGAGCAAGGTGGCGGTGATTGACACAGAATCCGGATCTGCAGATTTATATGCAGATCTGGGTGATTACTCGACGGTCACAATAAATCCGCCATATTCTCCAAAAAAATATATAGAGGCGATTCACACCGCAGAAAATGCAGACTTTGAATTAATTATCATTGATAGCCTGTCACACGCATGGAGCGGTGAGGGCGGTCTGCTTGACCAGCAGGGTAAAGCCACTGAAAGCAAATATCGTGGAAACGGATGGGCAGCATGGCGGGAAATCACGCCGCTGTATAACCAGCTGATAGAGACGATTCTGCATAGTCCGCTGCATATTATAGCGACCATGCGGTCAAAAACAGAGTATATGCAGATTGAGGTTAACGGAAAAAAGCAGATACAGAAGGTCGGCATGGCACCGATCCAGCGCGACGGAATTGAGTATGAATTCACTACAGTATTCGACCTCAGTCAAAATCACACCGCTACGGTCAGCAAAGACCGTACAAATATGTTTGATGGGCAGTATTTCACGCCGTCTGCAGAGTGCGGAAAAGCATTGCTGCACTGGCTAACAGTCGGAGAAGCTCCCGCACTCGTGGATCCGCAGCCGCAGATCCAGCCGGTTAATCCGGCACCGGTCGCTATGCCTGCTGCGGCACCGACAGCGGTGGATATTTACAAAAAACGCCTGTCCCGGATCTGGCATGACATGAAGTGGGACGCTTCAGGGACGTTGGACGCGTATCTCACGGAACGGATGAAGCCGTCCGGAAAAACAGCCGCTGATATAACGGCGGACGATCTGGCGGCGCTTGATAAAGAAATCACGGATTACTTAAGCCGGAACGGCTTCGCGCAAATTGCGGAAGTCAAAGATGGCGAAATTGTGTTTTAACAGGAGGAATGAATTATGATAACAGCTACACTCTACGGAAGATTAACAAGGGAACCGGAGCAGGTTACACCGAGGAATGGCGGAGATGCATATGTCAAGTTCTCTATGGCATGTGATAACGGCAAGGATCGGGCGGCGACATTCGTGAATATTTCCGCTTTTGGCCGCCGCGGCGATGTGATTATGCAGTATTTTACAAAAGGAAACCGCATCGTTGCGCACGTGCGGAACATCGAACCGTCTGCATATGTCGGAAATGACGGCGAAGCCCGGGCGACGCTGAATGCGGTACTCGACGGCATGGAATTTGTCGAAACCCGCGCGGACAATACGCCGACATGGTCGCCGCAAACTGCGACAGCACCGCAAACCGCACCGGCACCTGCGGCAGCACCGGTTCCAGCATATACTCAACCAGCCATACCGTATCAGCAGCAGCCGACGGCGGCAGCACCGGCTCCGGCATATACTCAGCCAGCGGTACCGTATCAGCAACCTGCCGCTCCGCAGCAAACCCAGCTCCCCGGCATGCCGCAGGCTCCGGCCGGTGTTCCGTGGTCAAGATAAATGATTGCCCTGCGGGATTATCAGAGGGGTCTGATTGACCGTATTGCCGCCGAATACACCGCCGGTTCTCCGTCCGTCTGTGCCGTTGCTCCCTGCGGAGCAGGCAAGACGGTTATGGTGGGCTGGATGGCCGGGAAAACAGCACTCATCGGTAAGCGGGTTCTGTTTCTTGTGCACCGGCGGGAACTTATTGACCAGTCCGATCGGACGTTCTCGGCTATGGGTATTAATCATGGGATCATATCTGCCGGAGCAGCCTGCGATTATGCCGCATCAGTACAAATCGGAAGCACTCAAACCGTTGCACGGCGGCTGGATAAAATCCAAGCACCGGATTTTATTATCATTGATGAGGCGCATCACGCTACAGCCGGAACATGGCGAAAAATCATCAACGCGTTTCCGGAGGCGCTCACGCTGGGCGTTACGGCGACACCGGCACGGCTGGACGGTAACGGATTGGGGGATATCTTTAAATCGTTAGTTATCGGACCGACGGTTGACGACTTAATCAGCCGCGGATCGCTGACACCGTATGACTATTACGCCCCGCCGTCCAAAGCCGATATGAAATCGGTACATATCCGGTTTGGCGATTATGTTAAATCAGAGTTGTCCACCGTGGTTGATGATATAGATGTTATCGGCAATATCGTCAAGAATTATCAAAAGCTGGCAGACGGGCGTCAGGCAGTGTGTTACTGCGTCAGCCGGTCGCATTCGGAACATGTGGCCGCTCAATTCCGAGCAGCGGATATCCCTGCAGCTCACGTTGACGGCGAAACGCCACGGGCGGAGCGGGATCAGATTATTGCCGATTTCCGGAATAAAAAAATCCGCATACTCTGTAATGTGGATCTGTTGGGCGAAGGCTTCGACGTGCCGGGGATGGATACGGTTATTCTTGCCCGTCCGACGGCGTCACTGACATTATTCATTCAGCAATCCATGCGGCCACTCCGTCCCGATCCGGATAATCCGGACAAGCGTGCAGTGATCATCGACCATGTGGGAAACTGTTTTCGGCACGGCTTGCCGAACGCGCCGCAGGACTGGTCTCTGGCATCGAAGCCGAAGAAGAAACAAAACCGCACACTCGCATTGCATCAATGCTCAAAGTGTTTTCAGGTTTGGGACACAGCGTCACGCACCTGTCCGTATTGCGGCTATGCACCACCGATCCAGGAGCATGAGGTTACGTCGCAGGATGGACTGCTTGCAAAAGTTGAAAGTCTTGAAATCATAGAAAAACGCCGGCGCAGGCAGGAAGTCGGACGGGCGCGAAGCCGTGCGGATCTTGAAAATATTGCCGTGCGCCGTGGCTACAAATTCGGCTGGGTTCGGAAAATGATGGAAATTAAACATATAGGAGGCTCATATGGAACCTAATCAAATTATCAATCCTGCGGAGCATAAAATCCAAAACGATATCCGTGTACATATATCCGAACACCATCTGGGAACGTTTTTTCGGGCAAATGTCGGCACCGGATGGGTCGGCAGGACGTATATCAATGAATCAAACGACTGTCTGCGAATATTGCATCCGAGGCGGTTTTCAACGGGACTGCCGGATGGTTTTCCCGATCTCTTCGGATTTCGTGAAATCGAAATCACGCCGGATATGGTCGGGCAGAAAATCGCCGTATTCTGCGGCATCGAGGTGAAATCCCCGCATGGTTCTTTGCGCAAGAAGCAGCGGCTCATGCTGGATTATATGGCGCAGAATCATTGCTATTGCGGGGTTGCCCGTTCCGTCAATGATGCGGAGCGGATATTAAGTGGGGAGCATTATGGATATTAAATCATTTTTTGCGGAATTGTTCCGGAACTGTCCGGGATGGATATATCTGTGGACGCTGCAGCATAAGCGGTCATATCCCATCCCGGTCAATCCGGATATGCCGGAGGCGGTGACGCAGTTATCGCAGCGGCTGACAGACGACGGTTTTGATGTCTATTTTTCGCTCGGCTGCACTCCGGCTCCGGTACCGGAAAATAAACGGTCTACGGCGGCCGGGGTGTCTGCTCTCGGCTGCATCTGGGTCGATATCGATATCGCTGATGATACGGCTCACGCATCACAGAAACTGCCGCCGAATATTGAATATGCAGAACTTATATTACCGGCTGATATTCCGCCATCTGTGATCGTCAGCAGCGGACACGGTCTGCATGCATACTGGCTCTTAAAGCAGCCAGCTATGCTGACGGCGGAAACACGGGAGACGGTTACTCTGGCCATCCGAAAGCTGCAGCAGCTTTGTAAGGATCGGGCTGCTGCCCGCGGGTGGACGGTAGATTCCACGGCTGATCCATCCCGCATTCTGCGGGTGCCGGGAACATGGAATTTCAAAAATCCGATGGAGCCGGTCAAATGCGAAATTATCGAATCATCGGATGTCCGTTATGATTTGTCCGTTTTCACGGCTCTGGATGTGGACGTCGCTGAACCTGCCGCCGAAATTCGGGAACCGAGATTTAAGCGGAATCCTACGGACGGCAATGCAGCTGCTATGATAGCAAACTGTAAATTTCTGCAGCACTGTCAGCTGGACGCCACAAAAATCACGTATGAGGAATGGGTGGCGGCATTATCGAATCTGGCGCGGGCGTCTGACGGTATCGAAGCGTGCCACGAATTGTCAAAAATCGATGCAAAGCGGTACACATCTGCAGATACGGATCGTAAGATTGCCGAGGTGCTGGACAATATGTCACCGACGACCTGCGATTACATACAGCACACGCTGGGCTTCCGGTACTGTGATCAATGCCCTGTCAAATGTCCGTCGGGCTGGTCGCTGGGGAAGTTGCCGCAGGCGATTGCGACCGTGCGGGCAGTGGCCAATCCGACACCGGACACTGTATTCACGCCGGAGGTGATCGGCGCACTGGCAACGGTGCAGCAGCAGGCACCCATTGAATTCGCACGTTTCAAAGCTAAGCTGCAGGGGGCAGTTAATCTTAGTGACCTGAATAAATCAATCGCCAAAGAACGCCAAAACCGGCTCAAAATCGCGTCCAAAACGTCCGGGGGTACATCTGTATCGTCCGACGGCCGCAAGGCCTTAAAATCGACGGCACAGCTCGTTTCTGATTGTCCTATTGACCTTATCATACCTGCAGGGTTTTCGTTTGATCAAACCGGAGTGGTGGAATATAAACAGCGGATGGATGGCGAAATCATCAGATATCCCGCTTCCGGAACGCCGGTGGTGATTACCGGCCGTGTCTATAACATGGATACATCCGAGGAAAAACTGGAACTCAGCTTCAGATATTACAATTCATGGCGAACCGTGCTGCAGCAGCGGTCGACGGTCTATTCTGCCCGTTCTATCGTTAAATTATCGGATTATGGACTAAATGTATCGTCGGAGACTGCGAAACATCTCGTTAAATTTCTACAGCAGCTGGAATCGGTCAATCCGGATGCTATTCCACTTAAATATTCTGTGGGCAATCTGGGCTGGCGTCATTACGGTGATGAATTCGTGCTGCCCGCTATTTCGAAGTATGCCATTGAAATGGATGATGAAGGGGCTATCACGGAGGCCATGCAGGTATCAGGTACTATGGCCGGATGGATGAAAACGGCGGAAGAGGTTCGTCAATATGTGTTTTCGCGGCTGATCCTCGCGGCATCTATGGCTACTCCATTACTCTATCTGTTTCACCAACGTAATTTCATGCTCTATTTCTGGGGGACGTCCGGCGGCGGTAAGACAGCGGCTATGAAGGCCGCATTGTCCGTTTGGGGCAATCCGGATCAGCTCATGACGTCATTCTTAACAACTAAGGCCGGATTGGAGCGTCGGTTATCACTATTATCCGATTTTCCGGCGGCCATTAATGAACGGCAGGTGGCCGGTCAGGGTCGCGAGAAGCAGGAATATCTTGAGTACATCGTATACATGCTGGAAGGCGGCAAAGGAAAAGGCCGTGCCAGTAAAACCGGTCTGCAGAAAACGTCTTCATGGCGGACGATAGGTATGGCGAACGGCGAGGAACCGCTCACACGTGAGACATCAGTGCGAGGCGTAAAAAACCGAATCATGGAAATTAATACCTATCCGGTCATGCCGGACGATCTGGCAAAACGTGTCCATCAGATGCAGGACTACGGCTGGGCAGGAGTGGAATATATCCGGCGTCTGCTATCCGGTAAAGATCAGGCACATGATATCTGGACATCCCTGCACGATAAGCTCAGTCAATCGTATGCGGAGTATGCATCATCTCATGTGGATGCCATGGCAGTTATTATGACGGCGGACGTGTTGTCGAGTATGTGGCTCTGGAATATCGCTGAGTCTGAAGCTATGCGACAGGCGTTATATCTGGCGTCAGAGGTGTTTAAATCGTTGCTTACAGCACGGGATATGTCCGATCCGGATCGGGCATGGGAATTTATCCAGAGCTGGATCGTGTCGAATCCGAATCACTTCGAGCGTGAATTTTCGTCGCGTGATATCCATATGCAGTCACCGCTCTATGGATTCATCCGAGGCAATGCGACTTACGTATTCCCCGCGCATTTGAGAAAGGCTATGGATGAAGAGGGCATCAGCTACGAAAAATCACTTAGAGAATTGGTACAAACAGGGCGAATATCAACGAATACGAAAAATGATCCTGATCGAAATTTCAGACCAACAAAACAGATGAAATATAACGGTAAGGTTGTTAGAGTGATTCCAATTCCGGATTGCGAGTAAATCAGGTTACTTGGGTTACCTCTTGGTTACCTATGGGTTACTGTGATTTTATCCGATAACGCCTAAATAAATATAGTATAAGTAACCCGTAACCCGTAATTATATATATACACATAAGGCGTGTTACATGGGTCTATATAAAAGGTCTTTTTAAATAGCAATATGTATTTCAGAATTTTCGGGTTACCTTTGTTAACCGTGTCAAACTACCTGATTTTATGGGTGCTCCGAAGTTTGCAGGGGTAACCCATGGTGGTGGGTTACCATACCATTTCTATAAAAATCGATTGCATATTAGACTTTGAATTTGCGAAAGGATAAACAAAGTGAAAACTAATTCTAAACAAATTGTAAACGATTTAGAAAATTTTGTTATAATTAAGCAGGTAGAGATGAATGCAAGGCGAACGCTCAGTCCGACCATTCAGAAAATGGCTTCTGATATTATTGTTGACCCGTATGGAGCATCTGATTGGCAATGCTGGACGGAATTATTAGATAAAGCCCGAAAACGGAATGTGAATTTGTTTCAGGACTTGTTTATGATTCGGGGTTGCGGGACAACGCTCACGGAAAATCAGAAATACGGTATATGCCGAATCGGATGGCCGTATAATTTTAATCCGGTTATTGGTCATGCAACGTGGCCGGATACAAATACATTCCAGTGGTATATGCAGAGATTCTGGGAGCGCTGGGACGATGAAATGTATAGTTTATTAGTTGGTTTGTGGAGGTGTAAGCATGATGGATATTGATAGTTTGAAACAGGCTGCAGAAATAATTGATAAGGCGCGCAAGGATTATGAGCGTCAGGGTATGCGGGGACAGAAGCTGTATATCGTCTGCGATTTGATAAAAGCGGAAGATTTAATTTACTCGGTTATTAGTGAATTTGAAGAGCAGGAGAACGTATCAGGTATAGACTGTGAACTATCAAAGCAGAAAACCCAGTCCAATAATAATCAATCCTGTGACGAATCTTCCGACGGTTCAGCGGCTACCGCCAAGCATTATCAGATTGACGGCGCAAGGCTGCAGCCTGTGGAAATGTTGCAGGATATTCTCACGCCGGAGGAATTTCGCGGCTGGCTCAAGGGCAGTATGTTTAAATATTTCTGCCGTGCAGGAAAGAAACCGGGCGAGCCGTACGAACGGGATATGGCTAAATGTTTGCAGTTTAATGAGTGGCTCAAGCAAGCGGCCGCCGGAAAGAAAATCAATCCGAGGGAATAATGATGGATGTATGCAGTTTTTTGGAACGTGTTCGCGGGCAGCGTTACCGGTTATCCGCGCTGGAGGATGAGTTAAAGCAATGTCGGGCGGACGCTGAATTAATATCATCTCCGGCGTTGTCTGAACGGGTGCAATCGTCGAATCAAAAAGATATGTCCGATCTGTTTATTGCTATCGAGCATTATGAACAGCTTGTACAGCAAGCGATCGCTGAATCGATTATGTATCGTGAGCGGGCATTAAACGTGATTTCTTACGAAACGGATAATGTTTCTTACTCGGTTCTGCTTCGCTGGTATATGTTGGATCAGTCGTGGGACGAGATTATGCGGGCTATGAATTATGCAAGGACGCCGCTGAACAAGCGTAAAGATGATTCTCTGGTGCATTTATCCCGTGTTGTTCCGCCGGAACTTTTACAGTTTTAAATGAGTTTAGTACAAAAAAGTACAAAAAAGTACATCGAAATGTGATATTATGGTAGCGTGAAGATGAAGAAATAATACTCCTGAATGTTTCCATGATTCATCTCCTCCTTAATTAAGTAAAAAGCGCACTGACCTTCCCGCGGTGCGCTTTTTACATTGTGCGTGAGGTACGTTATGATACCGGTTTATTGTGCGTATGTAGATATGCGCGATCCTGAGACGTTAATTCCGAATCCGCGAAATCCGAATCAGCACAGCGATAAGCAGATTGCGTTGTTATCAAAAATTATACAAACGCAGGGCTGGCGTGCTCCGATTACTATTTCTAAGCGTTCCGGGTTCGTTGTCCGCGGTCATGGCCGTTTGCTGGCTGCATTATCTTTAGGGCTGACAGAGGTGCCTGTGGATGTGCAGGATTATGAATCGGAAGCGGCGGAATATGCAGATTTGATTGCGGATAATCGTATTGCGGAATTATCGAATATTGATAATGATTTACTGGGGCAGTTGCTTGCAGATACGGGTGATTTTGCAGCTGTGACCGGTTACTCTGACAGTGATATAGACAGGCTTGTCGGCGAGGCTGAATCAGAAGCCGCCGGTAAGGGGGGTGGCGAGGATGATTTTGATGCAGAAGCTGAAGCTGCAAATACAAAGGAGCCAGTAACTCAGGCGGGCGACATCTGGGAATTGGGCGACCATCGATTGATATGCGGGGATTCAACGAATCCGGATGACGTTAAAACGGTCATGGATGGGCAGCTAGCGGATATGGTGTTTACCGATCCGCCGTACAATGTGGAATATGTCGGTAAGACTAAAGATCACCTCACCATACAGAATGATAAGATGGATGATGATGAATTTCGCCTGTTTTTGTCGGAAGCATTCGTTGCGATGGCGGCAGTGCTCAAAAATGGCGGGGCGTATTATATCTGTCATGCGGACAGCTCCGGTGATATTTTCCGGCGGGCGGTTAGGGATTCCGGCTTGCTGTTAAAACAGTGCTTAATCTGGGTTAAGAATGCGATTGTTTTAGGGCGTCAGGATTATCAATGGTAGCATGAACCGATATTGTACGGATGGAAGCCGGATGGTTCGCATAAATTTTACGGTGGGCGAAATAAATCTACTGTGATTGATGAACATCTGCCGCTGTCTATTACGGAAACGGATGATGGTTATGTGCTGAATTTCAAGACCGATATGCAGGATATAAATATAAAAGTACCGTCTTATGAGGTCGTTGATTCCGGCACGGACGCCGATACGACAATCTGGCGTATACCAAAACCTGTTCGGTCGGAAGATCACCCGACGATGAAACCGATTGCACTCTGCACGCGCGCAATTTTAAATTCAAGCCGCAAAGATGAAATTGTACTTGAACCGTTCTGTGGTTCCGGCAGTACGCTGATAGCTTGTGAGCAGACGGGGCGTAAGTGTAGAGCGGTTGAACTCGATCCGGTGTACTGTGATGTGATCGTTAAACGATATATTAATCAGGTAGGCACTGCTGCTGATGTGAAATTACATCGCGGCGGCGAAATAATTGATTATATAGATTTATAATTTACATTGCGGAGGTGAGGTGATGCCGCGGCGGAATGAGGAGCTATATAATGCTGCTTACAACGATTTCAAGCGAGGTATTGCCTGTGCTGAAATCGCGAGTAAATACGGGCTGTCGAAAAATACGGTCTACGGCTGGATACGGAAGTGGCGGGGCGAGCCGCATAAGAAACCGGTATTATCAGGACGTAATCTGCGGCACAATCTGTATAGTCAATATTTAACGCCGGAAACGCTCAAGGCTGCCGCTGAACTCCGGGGAGTATCTCCGCTTGATATACAGTGGATGTTGATCAGTTTGAAATTCGTCGCGATCATGACGTCGTGGCAGGCGATGATTGAATTTATCCGACAAGGCGATACGGAAATCACTACTACGGATAAGACTGTAAGTACGGATACGACCGGTAAGCGGGTAGTGACCGTATCAACGCATACAGAGAAAGTGCTTGTTTTTGATAAATGGCAGTCATTTTTGAATACGCAGGCGAAAGCAATGGCTACGTTATCACATATGCTCCGGATATATGAGGATATGCTCCCGGAATCTCCGGAGAATGAGGAACGTATTACTCGCATTGATAAGATGCGGGCAGAAATACAGAATATTAAACGTCTGGGGTCTGTAGAAGGCAAGCCCGATCTGGCGGGCTATATAAATGCGTTACAGGCTGGAACGTCGGAGGTGTGGAATAATGGCGGTAATTGATAAAGGTGCATCGTTTCAATTTCTGCCGTTTTCCCGAAAGCAAAAACAGCTGTTGTCGTGGTGGATGCAGGGGAATTCGCCGTATGCCGATTATGATCTGGTGATTGCGGACGGCTCAATTCGTTCCGGGAAAACAATTGCTATGGTGAATGCGTTTCTGCTCTGGTCGCTTACGCAATTTGAGGGGCAGGCGTTTATCGTGGCGGGGCGGTCGTCCGGCGCATTAAAACGTAATCTGCTTCGGCCGATGTTCCAAATCCTGCACTCTATGCAGGTGCCGTATACATACAATCGGTCGGAGAATTATATAACAATCGGCAGTAATACATATTACTGCTTTGGTGCAAGCAATGAAGCCAGTCAGGATGTGATTCAAGGGTTGACTGCCGCCGGAGCTCTGGCGGATGAGGCGGCATTGTTTCCGCGATCATTTGTGGAGCAGATGATTGGCCGCTGCTCTGTTAAAAATTCTAAAATCTGGATGAACTGTAATCCGGAATCGCCGTATCATTACATTAAAACGGATTACATTGATAAAGCGGAAGAGAAGCGAATCCTGCATTTACACTTTACGCTTGACGACAACTTATCGCTTACCGACGAAGTTAAAGAACGTTATATGCGATTGTATCAGGGGGTCTGGTATAAGCGTATGATTCTTGGCTTGTGGGTGATTGCCGAAGGCGTCATTTATGATATGTTTACGGACGCGAATCTGTACAATGATGATACGCGGCCGGAGCAGTTGCGCGGCCGGAGCCGGAGATATATTTCCATAGACTATGGGACGATTAATCCCATGGTCTTTTTAGATATTTACGATGATGGCACCGACCTCTGGTTAGACAAAGAATATTATTACAATTCCCGCAAAGAGGGGCGGCAGAAATCGGATGCCGAGTATTTGGAAGATTTCAAGCAATTTGTCGGCGACGAAGATCCCGACTATGTGATTATTGACCCGTCCGCCGCCAGCTTCAAGGTGCTACTGCGACAGGCGGGGTATCGTGTTAAGGACGCGGATAATGACGTCAATGACGGAATCCGTATGGTGGCCATGCTGTTTCGGACACTACACCTGCATATACATGAGAGGTGCCGGAATATGCGAGATGAGCTGGCGTCTTACGTCTGGGACGAAAAAGCCGCATTAACTCACGGGCAGGAGAAACCTGTCAAACAATCAGATCATGCATGCGATGCCATGCGCTATTGTGTAAAAACTATGATTAAAAGCTGGAGGCTGTCTGCTTATGAAGAAGAAAAGTAAAGCTCGCCGCTTAACGAACGACGCAGGGCGGAATGTGGGGCGGAAACTCACACTCGATGAGTTTGTGAATCCGCTTGCTCGCAGCGGCGCAGGTATGCCGAATCTGCTCGAGGCGACAGAATATCCGCTAACGAGGTTTACTCAAAACTGGCAGGTATTGAACTCTCTGTACCGGTCGCACTGGGTCGTCCAGAAAATCATTAACACTATCCCGCAGGATATGATGAAGAATGGCTATGATTTACAGTCTGACATCAATCCCGACCAGATACAGAAAATATCAAAAATTATCCGTCAGACGCGCCTGCACTCGAAAATATTAAACGGGCTATATTGGGGACGTCTGTACGGAGGGGCAGCCGGAATCATTATGATTGACGGTGAGGCTGATCGCATGGATGAGCCGTTGGATCTGGATCGGGTGATGCCGGGTGCGTTTAAAGGACTGCTGATTATGGACAGGTGGTCTGGTATACAGCCCAGTGCTGATTTGATTACCGATATAACCGATCCGGATTTCGGTATGCCGGAATATTACGAAGTTACGCTGCCGGAAGGACAGGGCGTTATCCGGCTGCATAACAGTCGCGTCTGCCGGTTTTCCGGGCGCGAAATGCCATATCTTGAAAAACTCGCGGAGAATTACTGGGGTACGTCTGAGATGGAACACGTTTTTTCGGAACTGAAAAAGCGTGATAACGTTTCGTGGAATATTGCCCTGTTGACGTTCATGGCCAATATCCGCGTTATGAAAATGGATGGTATGGAGCAGTTGATGGCGTATGGCGGCGGAAAGCAGCAGGAGGCTCTGTATAATACGCTCGAGGGCTTGAATATGATGCTGAATAATAACGGCATTCAGATTCTCGGCAAGGATGATTCCTACGAATCGCACCAGTATACATTTTCCGGTCTGGGTGAAGTCTATGACAGGTTCATGATGGATGTTTCTGGGGCGTGCGGGATTCCCGTCACAAAGTTATTTGGTCGGTCGCCTGCGGGCATGAACTCTACCGGCGATGCGGATATGGATAATTACTATGACACCATTGAACAATCGCAGGAATCACAGTTACGTCCGGTGCTTGATAAGCTGCTGCCCATTGTCTGTATGTCAGCATTGGGGGCTGTGCCTGACGATCTGGATTATATATTTAATCCGGTACGCCGCCCGAGTAATGATGAAAAACAGAGCCTTGGCAGTCAGCAAACGGCAGCGGTGGTGCAGGCATATACCGCAGGGCTGGTGTCCGAAAAGACCGCGCTCCGAGAACTGCAGGGATCAAGCAAGCTGACCGGCATGTGGACGAACATTACCGATAAACAGATCGAAGCAGCGTCTGATCAGCCGGAAGCCGCCGGTGAAATGGATATTCCCGGCATGTCTTCGATGGAAACGCAGGATTCAGATTTCGAAGAAAGCAAACATCCGCGCAGTGATGACGGTAAATTTACTGGCGGTGGCTCCGGTGGCGGTAATAGTATTAGCTTTAAGCAGGAAAGCCTTGATCTATTAGGGCAAGAGCATAAAGCTCCTCACGGAGATGCTGCCGTCCAAAAATTACTTGATTGCAAAAATGGACATATCAAAAATGCATTTATTCGTCCTGATATTGATGACATCACGTTAATTTGGGGAAATGATGCAGTCGGGCTAAAGCATATTATTAAACGTCGCACGGAAGAAAATAAAGATGTCGATGAACTTGTTTCGCATTTATCCGACACCATAGAAAATGGAACGTTGAAAATAAATAAGCGTGGCCGTTTTGTGATTACTAAAGGTAAATATCAAGCTATTATTTCTCCTGAAATATTCAATGATAAACTGAATTTTCTTGTTACCGGATATTTTGTATATGACAAAAAAGATCAAGGAAGTCATGAAGACGATTAACTCTCATGACTTTACGTTAGAAAGACATACTCTTCTAACAACCTTGATCTCTTCTGTCTTGATTATATATCTCTTATGATGATAAATCAATTGTGAGGTTATATATGCCACTATGGGAGCCAAGGCGGCGAATTGAGCTGGCGTATCAGCGGGCATTGGAGCGTCTGTTAAAGCAGGCGCTTTTTACATGCCGCGACTGCAGCTCATATGCCGCATTTAAGCGGGCGATGGACACTTGGTCAAAAACCGAGGAATTCAGGGCGTTTTCTGAAGCTCTGGCCGGTCGCATGATTACCGGCCTATTTGCCGATGTCGGACGAAACTGGCGGGAGGCCGCCAGATATAACTCGAAATCCCGCGAGATGTATATGCGCCTGATGAAATCCATGGCCGGTCAGCGAGGCAGGCGCGTGCAGGAAATGATACGCGAAAATGCCGCGTTAATCCGAACACTGCCGCTGTCCACTGCTGAACAGGTTAGCGATTACGCTGCTGAGCAGGCAGCGAAAGGACGAAGACCTGAAGATATCGAAGCGGAAATATTAAAACTGTTTCCGAACCGAACGCGGGCGAGGTCAAAGCTGATTGCTCGCACAGAAACGGCGAAATATCACGCAGCTATGATACAAGCAGACTGCCAGGATCTGGGACACAACTGGTATTTCTGGCGCAGCGTGCGGGATGAACGCTCCCGATCGGCGCATAAAAAAATGGATGGCGTTCTGTGCTCTTGGGATGATCCGCCGAATCCGGAGGCGTTATTTCCCGGATATCAGAAGCCCTATGGTCGATATCCGCCCGGCGGCACGTTTAATTGCCGATGTACGCCGGAGCCGGTTATTGTGCCGGAACAAATACCGGACACGGTACCGGTACATAAAAACGGAAAAATTACACGTATGAACAAATCGGCAGTTATTAAAATGGTAGGAGGTCTGATATAATGCAGGCTTATTACGGAAGCCGCTTTTCGCCTAATATGACACGGACGACGGACGGCTTTTTAATCTGTCATAATGTTCCGCTTGCTCGGACGGGTGAGCAGGACTACCTGGGCAGCGAGGTCGGAATGAGCGATAGCTCAATCGTGAAAGTGTACCGAAAACCAGAAGAAGTCTTTAAGAAAGCCACTTTGGCAAGTTTTGAAGGGAAACCGGTCACAGATGATCATCCTGCCGAGTTTGTAGAGCCGGGAAACGCCACGGGGTACATCCGCGGTACCTGCACGAATGTCCGCAGGGGTACCGGTAAAAATGCCGATTTAATTATCGGCGATTTGATTATTTATGACGCTACGCTGATATCCGAGATTGAATCCGGAAAGCGGGAAATATCTGCAGGGTATCTTTGTGACTACCGGGAATGTGACGGCGGAATGGAACAGTGTAATATCATCTGTAACCATATTGCCGTTGTGCATAACGGTCGAGCCGGTAGCCGGGTAGCCATCAGGGATGAAAAACCAGTTATTAAAAACGGAGGTAAGACAATGAGTAAAAAAGGTAATATTGTAAGTCGAATGCTGGCGGTCTTTGCGAAAGACGAAGATACCACGCCGGAAGATTTGAAAGAAGCTATGGACGCGGTGAATGAACCTGAAGAAAAGCCGGAGACCAAACCGGAAGTAAAGCCGGAAGTGAAAGATGAAGACGTACTGGAAGAAGCAGTAAAAAAAGCACTTGATACAGCGCTCGCGCCGTTCATGAAACGCATTGCTGATTTGGAGGCTCGCGTGAAAGACAGCGAACCAGACGATCTGGACAATCTTGAGAAAGAGCTGTCCAAAGATGAGGATCCTGTCGATAATGAAGAATCCGTCACTAAAGCTCCGGAAGATATCAAGACCGAGGACGCTGATAAAGAAGACGATGAAACGGAAAAACCGACTGTTGACCGCGCGGTAGCTCGTTCTATTCTTCGGGCGATTAAACCGACAATTGCTAACCTGCCGGCCGACCAGCGTCAGCTGGCAGTTGACAGTTTGCGCGACGTTTTGATTCCACAAAAGAAGAATAATGACGTCTATGCAAAAATGCTGCATGCAAAAGCTGCAGACCATGGCATGGCTCACGCATCCGATTTCGGGGAAGCCTGCAGAAAAATGAATCCTCATTACAGAAAGGAAGGTAAATAATTATGCCAGGAACAGTTATTGGAAAAACTCTTAATTTCGGATATCCCGGACAGATTAGCCGTCAGGGGGATGAAATTTCTCGTACCAGACCGGTAAAGAAAGGTGCTGCGAATATCCCGTTTGGTGCTGCCGTTGAAATCGGTGCTGACGGAACCTGCACGCTACTGGGTGCAGGGGCAGGCACCGCTGCTGCATTTGCAGGCGTTGCTATGCGCCGCGTAAAGTCCGCGCTCGTTTATCCTGATCAGAACCACGGATATTATGCAGCCAATGAAAACTGCGATATTCTCGAACGCGGTGCGATCATGGTTGAATGTGTTGCAGGGAATCCGACTGTGGGCGGTGCCGTGCATGTATACAAAGCAGCCGCAAGCGGTCACAAAATGGGAGAATTCGCAGCAGCTGCAGATGCAACAAATACAGTACAGCTTACTAATGCTAAGTGGGCGACCGGTAAAGATGCGAATAACGTCGCCGAGGTCGTTATTGTAACCCGTCAGGGCGTTTAAGAGGAGGTAAATAATAATTATGGGTAGAAAAATCACGATGCCGTCCATGTACGGGAACGCTATTCCCACATTTGACAGCTCCGCTATTTCCGGTGGTCTGTCCTTTCTCGTTTCTGAACTCGAGAAAATTGATCCGAAACTGCGCGAACCGTTGACAAGCACTACATATCCCCGTGATATTAGTATTCAGTCCGGCGGCGGATGGGTAGAATCCACCAGCGCGATGAATGTCGACTATGCGGCGGTCGGCGGTAACTCCGAAACCGGCGGCATTCAGAATGCTATTCGCAGGATTCAGGCGAACGTCGGTAAAGACGTATTTAAGGTGCTGCCGTATGAAATCACCATGGGTGTTAAATTCGTGGATATGCAGCGCGGTGCTGTAACCGGACGCTCTATCGAACAGATTTATAACACCGGTATCCGTCTTGATTACGACAAGTACATGGACAGCAATACTTATATCGGTAATGCTGATTACGGCACTGAAGGGCTGGTAAACCAGTCTAAAGTAACACCGGTTTCTGTTGCTACAGGTGCTGCGGCCGCGACTGAATGGAAGAAGAAAACGCCGCTTGAAATCCTCACGGATATCAACGAGGCTATTATGGCGGGTTGGGCTGCTTCCGGGTACGACCAGAATGCTATTCCGAACCATATTCTGATTCCGCCGACACAGTATGGGTATTTGGTAACTACTATGGTTTCCATCGCCGGCGTGAACGGTGCAATCTCCATTCTTGAATATCTCAAGCAGAATAACATTGCTAAAAATAAGGGCGTTGACCTGTTTATCGGCGAATGCCGCTGGTGTGAAAAAGCGGGCGTCGGACAGAAAGACCGCATGATCTGCTATGTCAATGAAGAACGCTTCGTCGGCATGGATGTTCCGGTGCCGCTCACTCGTGCAATGACACAGCCGGTAGTTGCGAATGCATCCTACGACAGCTTGTATGTGTCTGCTGTCGGTCAGGTTAAGGTACACTACACTGAACCGTTCGTCTATCGTGACGGCATTTAATCAAGGAGGTAATTATGGTTATTTTTGCTCATAAGCGGGTAGGCTTCCGTAATCCGGAAACCGGGGCGATTTTCGCCACCCGTGAAATGGATTTAATTGATGCCCCGGATTGGATTAAATCCGATCCGATGTTTGACTGGGCGGTGCAGGACGGAATTATCACAATCCCTGACGATAAGCCTGCCTCTGCCGATCCGCTGGACGATATGACGAAAGCGGAACTCATCGAAATGGGCACGAAACTCGGACTTGAATTGTCTGATAAGTCCACAAAAGCTGAACTTCTTGAAGCCGTCAAAGCGGCCAGAGGTGACTGATGAATATATACGGGATTATCGCTGCTGCGTCGAATATCCGGAGCAGTGATAATAATCCCGAATATACAATGGACGATTTTCTGACGATGTATCCGCAGTTTAAAGACGTGTCGGAAGTCGTCAGGAAAACATGGCTCAAGATGGCTATGAACTGCCTGCAGTATGACCGCTGGAATGACTTGTGGGAGATGGGCATGGGGTTATATATTGCCCATTTTTTGACGCTATACCTGCAGTCGTCCACGCCGGAAGGTGCCAGTACGCAGCAGATTATCAATGCCGGATTATCTCGAGGTGTCGCTACGAGTAAATCGGTTGCAGATATGTCCGTCGGATATGATTTCGGCTCGGTTGCGAGTGAATCTGCAGGTTGGGGGACATTTTCTCAAACTGTATACGGGCAGCAGTTTGTGCAGCTGGCAAAGCTTGCCGCCATGGGCGGTATGACAATCTGGTAATCTGGTAATGATATGGGTTTGACTGTAGTAAAGAAGCAACGCGCCGATTTTGACTTGGCAGCCCGCATGAAAGAACTGGGAAAAATCGGCGTATTAGTCGGTATACCATCTGACAGAACGGCACGTGACGGCGAATCGGTAACCAGCTCTGAACTGCTCTACCTGCATACCCACGGCATCCGCAGAAAAGCCATGCGGCAGGAAATGGATAAGGATGTGGAGCGTGGAATGAAGTATAGCGAGGCTCATGAGTTGTATTTGCAATCTCACGGGTCGCCGCTCTGGGCTTCGCCGCCGCGTCCTGTCCTTGAACCTGCCATCGCGGCTAATAAAGCCGTTATTGCCTGGGCGATGAATACCGGCGTTAAACAATATCTGCAGACTAAGAGTGACCGAGGTCTGCGGAGTGCAGGTAATCTGGCGGCATCGTACGCCAAGAAATGGTTTACCGATCCGCGTAATGGATGGGCACCGAACAGTCCGCGAACGATTGAGCTGAAAGGTTCAAGCCGCCCGCTCATTGATACCGGTGCCATGCAGGAGGCTATCACTTATGTAGTCAGAAAGGATTGATTGTATGCTGGATATTTCGTTCCTGCTTGATGATCCGGATTTCGTCACTACGTTCCAGATTGTTAAAAATCAGGGCGAGTGGCAGGACGGCGAGTATGTCGTATCACAAGCTGCGCCGGAAACGGTCAGCGGTGTCGTGAGGGCTACGGGCAAAGACGATCTGGAGATGCTTCCGGAAGCCGACCGGATATCCGGCTCAATCACATTCTGGACACGCAAGCCGATAGACCTTGATTTAACCGCCAGCCCGCCACCGCGCCTACGGTATGCGGGCAATACTTATAAAATTATGCATCTTGAAAATTGGCAGGATTCCGGCTATACGAAGATGATCGGAATTATGCTCGGGAGGAACGGGACAAATGAAAATTAAAGCTCTGCAGTCTTTGCTCCGAACAGCTATCTGCGATATTTTGCAGCAGCCGGTGAACGGCTCCACCGTGAGGGTATCATACCCGACAAACGGAGCCCCGGGATTTGCAATCACGGATACCGTTTTGTTTTTATACCTGCATGAGGCCGACGACAGTTACGGTAATGACCGTTCTCCGGTATATCATACCGAGAACGGCACCGTATATCGTGATCACGTCGGAACACGGGTCTGGGATATACTGCTGACGTGCTATGGCACGGACGGGCATGAATGGCTGGATCAGGTGCGTGCGGGTGTCCTTTGGGAGAAGACACGCAGAACTCTCGAGAGTAAGAACGTGTGTCTGGTTCCCACGAATCCTGCTATCGTACGTTCTCCGGAGTTATTTAACGGACAATGGTGGGAACGGTCTGATATGACGTTACGCTACAACGAACTTTACGTTGACACGGAAAACGTTGGAGCTATTGAACACGTCACACTTACCGTTCCGCACGATTCCGTGCCCAGCTCTGGTAATCAAGATGATTTTACAGGGAGTGTTAATGCTCCCTGATTATTAAAAAGGAGGCTAATATGCCGCTTAAACCGTTAGACCTGACAAGCGTTGTCAAGATTATTGTTAATCTTTCTCAGCGATCTGCAGTCAGAAAAGGATTCAATGTATGCTGCCTGATCGGCAAGACCGATATTATTCCGGCAGCAGAACGCGTCCGCGAGTATACATCTCTGGATGAAATGCTGCAGGATGGGTTCAAACTCACCGACCGCCTGTATAAAGCCGCTGCTCTGCTTATGGGGCAGAATAAAAAACCTGATAAATTCATGGTCGGCTGTATTGCCACGGTGAAGTCTGTAACAGAAACCGCTGTACAGGCTCTGAAAGCATGCCGCGAAGCTAATTATGAGTGGTATGTGGGTATCGTCTGCGAGGATCAGACCGCCACGCAGCACTTGGCAAATCTCGAATACACGAATTCATGTACGCCGGATACGGTCTATGCTTACACTTCCGGCGACGCCGAAAATGACGCTGCCGCTACAGATAACAGTGTGTTCGTTAAGGCAAAAAATAAACTGTATCGCCGTTGCTTTGGTTTGTTTTCGACAAAGCATTCCGACGCTGTGGCTGCGGCTATTGGAAATGCTATGGCTTTTATGACCGGTACGATCAATTCCGCATTTACCATGAAATTCAAGACGCTTTCCGGCATTGAAACAGAAAATGCAACTTCTGTTTTCCCGTCTAATTCCGTTACGAAAATCAAGGGAGCAAATGGTAATGTCTATGTGAACCGCGGTACTTATTACAATATGTTAGAAGAGGGCGTCATGGCCGACGGTTCATTCTTCGATGAAATTATTTTCCTTGATAAATTCAAAAATGATTGCCAGCTGGCTATCATGGATCGGCTGACACAGAATGCGAAAGTGCCGCAGACAGAAGCTGGAATGACGATCTTGCACAGGGCATTGGAAGATGTTTGCCAAGAGTACAACAAGATCGGATTCTTGGCGTCCGGCGTCTGGAATGGTAATGATGTGCTTGAACTTACAGCCGGTGATACGCTGCCGAACGGATATCTGATTCAGTCGGAACCGATTGATAAGCAGCCTCAGTCTGATCGTGATAACCGTATCGCACCGCCGATCTACATCGCACTGAAGCTCGCCGGGGCTATTCATTCCGTTGTCGTGCAGGTTGACGTCAACCGCTAAGAGGAGGCTATTACATGAGATACTCAACTTATTCTTTCACCGACGTTACCGCCGTTATTTCGCATCCGTCCTACGGACAGTTTTCGGTTAACGGCGAGGGTATCGGGAATTTTTCTGTCAGCAAATCGACGGAACGCTCCCAGCAGAATATTGCTGCCGACGGCTCTGTAATGACCAGCAAGATTGCAGGGAACAATGGCACTGTATCTATCAATGCCCAGCAGACATCTCCGCTGCATAACTGGCTACAGGGGCTGTTTAATTATCTGTGGTCGGCGTCCACGGATGAATGGGCACAGATTAGCTTGACAATCCGCGCCCCGAAAATGAGCAAGACGATTTCCTGCTCTTACGGCGCATTTCAGAAAGAACCGGATGAACCGTTCGAATCTCAGGGACAGAATGTCAGCTGGGTGCTGCTTTTCGGCGATATTCAGCGGCTGAATCGGGCGTGAGGTGAACTATGAATTACAAAGATATTGAACTCACGGTTGCCGGAAAGAAGCGTAAATTTCGAATTAATAAATTTGACGCACGCACCGGCAGTTACATCCTCTATACGGTTATGTCCCGTTTTCTGCCATCCATTCTGCAGTTAAAATCGGGCGCGGAAACCATCACGGATATGTCTAAAACGGATATGTCTAAAGTGGTTAATCCGAAAGATATTGTATCAAGCATAGCAATGAGTGAGGAAGAATTCGGAAAGCTGCAGACTGAGGCTTTGCGTGCCTGTGAAGAAATTCTTCCTGCAGGTGTTACGCCGGTACTTGATACATCTGGGAATTTTGCAGTCATCGGGCTTGAAAAAGAAGCCGTGGCTGTATTCGTTCTTACAGCGCAGGCACTGGTATTTAATTTATCCGGTTTTTTCGGCGAAGACGGCTTGACTTCCCTGTTGTCAGGGATTCAGCAGGTTACGCCGTCGCAGAGCCGGTAAATATTAACGCTTTTGCTTACTTGCCTGTTATGCAGGGTATGTGGCAGCAGAAAGAAGTATTTGATGGTACCTATACACTGGATGATCTGTTGGATGCTCATGAAATGATTATCCTACAGGCAGAAAATAAACGCAGGGCACAGGAATATGCGGAAATGATGAATGGTGGTGATGCATAGTGGCGGCAAACTACATTGAAGAGTATCTGGTGAAACTGGGTGCTGATGTTGACGCGCGGTCGGTTGCGGAGTTAAAGAAAGCGGTTAATTCCGTTCATCAAATGGTCGGCGGGATGGAATCGCTGGCTCCGAAACTGACGAAAGCCAGCGCACTTGTAACGGCGGCGATTAGTGGCATTGTGGCGTCCGGAGTATCACTCGTAAAGTCCATGGGCGATCAGGAAATGGCGTATGAAACGCTGGGACGGACAATGTTCGTTTCCGCCGGTCAGGCAAAACAAATGAAGATGGCGTTGGACGCTCTCGGAAAATCGGCTAATGAAGTACAGATTAATCCGAAGCTCCGCGAGCAGTATCGCCAGCTATTGTCCGACAGTGCGGCAATGACTGCAGGCGGCGGCTATAAGGCCGCCATGAATCAAGTGCAGGAACTGGCATTTGAATTCACGCGGTTAAAACAGGAAATCGCAGCCGGTATGCAGTGGGTCGCTTACTATATTGTCAAAGACCTTGCGAAACCTCTGGGTGATGCGAAAAAAACGCTAAAAACCATCAACAATTACATCATCACTAATTTGCCCCGCATTACCCGAACGATCGCGACCGGTTTCGGATTCGTGCGAAATATCGCATTCGCCGTCTGGCGGGTTCTATCCGGCATCGGTAAGCGTATCAACGAATTCTGGAAACGGCTACCGCATAACGGCAGAGTGGCGTTTCTCGCCCTCGGCACTGCTATTGCTGCGTTTCTTGCGGGACCGATCGGTGCCATGGCCATGGCCATCGGCGGGGTGCTGCTACTCTTGGACGATTATTTCGCCTACATGGACGGCAAGAAAAGTCTGTTTGGTGAGCAGTGGGAAAAGCTGAACAGTGTATTAGAACTGTGTAATAAGGCATGGTCAATCATGGTTGATTATGTCAGTCGGTTTTTCCACTGGGTTGAACATTCTGAGAGGCTGCAGGCATTCGTTAATGCGTTTGAGCGGATGGCGAAGGCTATTTACAATATAGCAGAATATCTTGGTGAAGGATTTTTTGAAAAACTGTCTGAGCTATGGACGTATATCGTCGATACAGAAACTGTTAATGCGTTTTCCGAAGCGTTCGATTCTCTCGGGCAGGGCGTCACGTCATTGGTGAATGGCATATCGTCATTGATTGACGGAATTCTAAAATTCTTCAAAATCAGTGACGGCATTACAAGTAAAACTCGCGCTTGGACGTCATTTAAAAAAGTCCTTAAGCAAATTGTTATTACTATTGCAAAGATGATTTCCGGCATCGGAAAATTCGCGAATATCATCGGTAAATTATTGACGGGTGATTTTGCCGGAGCAAAAGCTCTCATCGGTAATATGTTCTCTGGCGGTGTCGACTTGTCCGACAAGCGTCTGGGCGCGCTATCGTCAAAATATGAGGGCGCACCGGGTACTACAGGGGGTTCCGGTGGAGCGTATGGCAGCTGGCAGATTATCCCAGATAATATACCAGATTTCCTGCAGCACTTGTCCGGCATCAATACCGAGTGGTATAACCGTTTATCAAATGCGGGAGCTGTCGGCTCTGCAGACTTTGATCAGGAATGGCGCGATATTGCCAGTGAAGATCCCGAAGGGTTCCGGGAAGCGCAGCGACAGTATATTGCAAAAACGCATTATGCTCCGCAAGTTGCGCAGATCCTGAATAGTACGGGGCTAAATATTGAAAAACAATCTCGAGGTGTGCGTGAAGCCGTCTGGTCAGTTGCCGTGCAGCATGGCGGCGGGACGAATATCATCGAGCGGGCAATACAGGCAATGGGCGGAGCAAGTGCCATCAATATGTCCGCTGAATCGCAAAAAGCATTGATTGACGCAATCTATAACGTCCGTAATGGATATACGGCTAACAGTGAAGGCGTTACTGCCGAGCAATTACATGACCGCTGGGACTCGGAACGTGCTGACGCGAAAGCGATCATACAACAGGAAGCGGACGAATGGGCACGGAATAATCCCCCGCCGCCACAGGAACCGGATGTAACGCCGTCCGGGAGTCCGTCTTTGTTGGAAAGAGCAGCAAATACAGGCAGGGTACTTGAAAACGGCTGGAATGCAGTAAAGCAAAAGTGGGGCGAATGGACGGGTACGATTAGCAATCTTGCGGGGACGAGCAGCTTTGCGGATTCCCGCAGTTCAAGAAATACCGTTAATGCGCCAGTAACCATCAATGTCTACGGCAATAACGCCGATCCGCAGGCTATCGGCAGAGCGGCGGCATCAGAAATCAGAAAGGTACTGCCGGAACGTGATATTTGTAATATCTATGACAGGGGGGCGGGTATGCAGTGAGTTTAATTACGTCAATCAAAAACTACGGTAAAGAAATCACATCATCTCGTGCCAGCTGGACGGACTTTACAAAAGATGTCGCGAAAGTATTTAACAATCAAACGCTGCTGGATTACACCACTGCGTTTAATAATTTTGAGGACTATATTTTATATACGCCGAAATGGACAATCGGCGGAGCTGCATTTTCCGGCATTATGCGGACAAATCACGCATTGTCGGTTGAAGCGACGCATTATCCGGTGCAGAGCGGATCGGTGATGACTGATCACGCGATATTACTGCCGACAGAACTTGACATTGACGTGATGGTGTCCGATGCAGAAGTGTATTCCCGGTCAATCAAGACGGGGAACAGGCTATTTGACGCGGTTATCAGCGGTTACAATCAGATTAACAGTATTATTCCGATTACAAATTTCTTTGCACCGCCCGGCCAGCCTGCAGTTACCGGCGACAGAGGTATATCTGCATGGACATTGTTTGCAAATATGATTACTGCGCGCACGCCGGTGGATGTCGTAACGCGTCTCGGAACGTATCACAATATGCTTTTAGTCCATGCCGAAGCGCCCGATGACGTAAGCAGCCTGCACGGGCTGAACTGCTCGCTACATTTTGAGCAGATTGACGTGGCGCAAGTCGCCGAAGTTCAGGTATCCGCCCGATCGCAAACGACAGGATCGTCCAATTCCGGCGCGCAGCCGGTTGACACGGATTCTCCGGCGAACAATCAAAGCATATTGTCTGCGATTAACGATTCTATCGGAGGTAAATGATGTATTCAATTATACCGATTACCGCGAAACCTCGGAACACGTTTTTATGCAAAATACCGGTTGACAGTAAAAATATAACATTGGTATTTTCGACAAGATACAATGAGATTGCAGGATATTGGAATGTATCGGTATCCGACGGCAACGGCACGGAGTTGATACACAATCTGCCAATGCTGCCGGGGCAGAATATACTGGAACAATATTCATATCTCGAGATTGGTGCCTCCTGCGTTATCCCTGCCCACAAGATGGAGGATGAATGGCCGAATGCGGGAAATCTCGGTACCGATTGGTTGCTTGTCTGGAGTGATACGGCATGAGCACAAGACAGGAAATTACAACGACAGCCAATCTCGGCTTATACGGTCGTATGTGGCGGGTATTAGTGCAATACGAAGAGACAACAGCTCTCGATGTGTCTAATCTTCGAACAGTATTTGAGATCAAGAAAAATGCGTTGGGACAGCCGTCAATTGCACATATTATGATATATAATCTGGCTCCGGATACGGAAGCGCAAATCATCAAAGAGGGCTTTCATGTCCAGCTTGAAGCCGGATATGCGGCGCAGTACGGGTTGATATTTGATGGCGATATTATACAGGTTTTCCGGAACCGTGAAGACGGTATAAATTATCGGCTTGAAATCATAGCTGCCGACGGCAAGAGCTTTTACGGCGGTAATTTTATCCGGACGACGCTCGCTGCGGGCAGTAAACCTCGAGATGTGATTGAAGCTGCGGCAAAGCTGGCATATTATCCGATTGAAATCGAGCATGTATCAGACAATCTACCGGAAACAACATTGCCGCGCGGCAAAGTATGCTTCGGTTATCCGGCAGATATATTAGATGATCAGGCACGGACGACCGATTCATTCGTGCAGGTTAATAACGGGAAGTTAGAGGTACGAAAATACACCGACCCGATCCCGGATGATAAATGTTTGTATTTGACGCCACAGACCGGGCTTGTCGGAACGCCGGAATATACTGATGACGGCATTGGTATTCGCATGCTATTAAATCCGGTCGTCACGATTCACGGGCTGATTAAAATCGATAACGATATTATTCAGAGGTCGGCGGTTGATACCGGCCAAATGATGAAACCGAACATGTCACCGGCAGGTGGTAAAGTCGCTGATCAGAACACCCGTTTTGACCCGTCTGGTGAATATGAAGTATATTCTCTGGTTCACTCCGGTGATACACATGGCGAGACGTGGATGACAGAAATTGTCGGCATTGGCCGTAACGGTAAAGCAGGATTGCCGATTATGGTTGATTCTGCAGATGGGACGGTGAGGTCATGATATCAATTGAAAGTCGAACTGCAGGGAATTTGGATAAATCCCGGCGTGAGCGGAGCGATTTCTCCCGCACTCTCAGGGTAGCAATCCCCGGCGTCGTGACTGAGGTAAATTATGCTGCTCAAATGGTATCAGTACAGCCGACTATCAGAGAGAAAATCGAAATGGATGGAACGTATCAATGGGTCGAATTACCGATATTGATTAACGTTCCATTTTTTGTATATTCCGGCGGCGGCTATTGCATTACGCTGCCCGTTTCGCCGGGTGATGAATGCTTGGTAATTTTCGCGGATAGCTGTATCGACGCATGGTGGCAATCCGGAGGCGTGCAGAATCAGATAGAACGCCGTCGGCACGATCTGTCCGACGGCATGGCGATTGTCGGTTTTCGTTCGCAGGTGCATACGGTACCTGGCTATTCCGGGGATTCCGTGCAGGTTCGGACAGAGGATGGCGGGACGTTCATTGATCTGAGGCCGGGGCAGGTCACGATAAATGCGAATGTACAGATTAACGGCAATTTATCAACGTCCGGCAACGCTCAGACCGGGGGAAACCATACAGTTACCGGTACGCTCAAGGCAGGGGGAATCAACATGAATACGCATACTCACCGCGGAGACAGTGGTGGAAGCACGGGGGCACCCAGATGAAATACAGACGATTGGACGAAAACGGCGACTTTACTTTCGGTGCCGGGTCGGCAAATTATATCTCCGATCGCGAAGCCTGCGCACAGGCGGTTAAAACCAGATTATTACTGTTTTTAGCAGAATGGTGGGAAGATCTAACCGACGGGCTGCCACTCTGGCAAAAAATATTAGGTCATAGCGACATCAAGGCGGCTGAACAGCTCCTGCGTGACCGCATAACAGGAACCGAGCACGTGCAGGATATCATTGAATTCCACTCATACTGGAACGGCGATTCCCGGCAATACACGTTTTCCTGCACCGTTAATACGGACTATGGCGAAGTGCAGTTATCGGAGGTGACGTTATAAATGGCATATTTTAAGCCGTACATAGACGGTACCGGATATCATTATCCGACGTATAACGATATCCGGGACGACATGATGGATCGATTCCGGCAGATCTACGGGCAGGATATCTATCTGGGTAATGACAGTCAGGATTACCAAATTATCAGTGTTTTTGCTCTCAAGATTTATGACACGTTTCAAGCGGTCGAGTTGGATTATAATAACCGGTCACCGAAAACCGCAATCGGTACTGCATTAGATGCGCTCGTGAAAATCAACGGACTAACGCGCAAGAAGGCATCATACAGTACAGTACAAGTCACACTCACCGGTGATGCCGGGACGCAGGTCGTTGGTGGTATCGTGCGGGATAGTAACGATGTACAGTGGGCATTACCGTATCGAATAGATATTGGTTCGTCCGGCACGGTTACGGTTACTGCTACATGCAAAAAAATAGGTGCCGTCGGGGCACCTGCAGGATCAGTCACGGGTATTGTTACACCGACCAAAGGCTGGATATCTGTCACGAATAACGAGCAGGCGGTATTAGGCCAGCCGATTGAAACCGACGCTCAATTGCGGGCACGCCAGACAATTTCCGTCGCGAATCCGTCGCAGGCGGTTATCGAATCGACAAAGGGCGCGATCGCCGCTGTTTCCGGTGTTACACGTTATTCTGTGTTGGAGAATGATACAAATATAACGGACAGTTACGGCATTCCCGGACATTCGATTTCTGCTATCGTCGAAGGCGGCGCGGATGAGGAAATTGCGAAAGCAATCTATCTCCGGAAATCTCCGGGATGCGGAACATACGGCACTACGGCGGTTAGTGTACTGAACGCCGAAAATGTAGCGACGAATATTAAATTCTTCCGCCCAGCATATGTTAAAATTGACGTTCGCGTCCGCGTCAAGAAACTAACCGGCTACACAAAAGAAGTCGAGGCGGCAATTATTGATTACGTCAAGTATTATCTGTCAATTTTAGCCATCGGACAATCCGTCTACTTGTCGAGTATCTGGGCGATTGCGGCACGGGCTATTGCGGATATTACGAATCCGACTTTTAGTGTCATTGAGGTTAAATTGGGCATTAAGGGCAGTAATCCGACTGTCGCGAATATCCCGATATTGTTTAATCAGGTGGCGCAGTATAATTCCTGCACGGTCACGGCGGAGGATGTTTAATCATGGCGTTATATGAAGGTTACTTAGACTGCATTACGTCGGAACATCGTGACAAGCCGAAATATACAGAAATGATGAAAATACTGCTGAGTTATACGGACGATCCGATGCAGATATCATTTGATATGCCGGATGCATTTAATATCGATACAGCGGCAGGGACGCAACTTGATACTATCGGCTTGTATCTCGGACGATCGCGGGTAATGCCGTTTAATGCGAAAAATGGCGCAAGTAGTGTATTATCGGATAAGCTGTATCGTATATTGCTTAAAGCAACGATTACGAAAATGAATTGGGATGCCGGTATTGAATCGCTGCAGGAACGATGGCGGGCGTTACTGCCGAATATCACAATATCGATCCGCGACAATCAAGATATGACGATTGACGTGTCATTAGTCGGCGTTAGCAATAAACAATTAAAAGAAATGATAGAACTGGGCTACATTATACCGAAGCCGGAAGGCGTCCGGTTAAATCTGCAGGTTTCCGCGAATCCGCTATTTGCGTACGACTTGAATACTGATGTTTTCGCTGGTTACGAAAAAGGAGAATGGTCGAATGGCTGATAATAATTTTAAAGTATTTGACGAAACAAAAACAAATGTAATGTCTGATACGGATTATGCTAATCACACGCAGCGGTCAAATGGCGTGCAATCTGGCGTTGCGTCGTCCGCTTTACATAATAAGTTATATCGTCAGGTTAGTATGATGAGTAAAGCGTTAGCTGATTTTATCGCCAGTCAAGCATTTGATGCGAAAGACGAAGACGCGCAATTATTATCGCAGAATTTACAGAAAGCGCTGACGAAATTTGCGAAAACGCCATTAGATGATCATAATACGAATCCGGCGGCTCACGCCGCGGGTATCGCGGGGAATGCTGCTACAGCCACCGCCGACCAGCACGGTGTCCAATTTACTCAAGGATATGTCGGCGGACGCACATATTTAAATGCGGGTATGTTTCATGCATGGAACGAAATTATGACAGCCGGAGTATATACTATCGACGAATCCTGTTTTGACCTGCAAGGTGCGCCGTCTGGCATGGTAACGTCCGGTGTATTAGTCGTATTTTTAATGCAGGATACCGTTGCACAGTTATATATCGCTAATATGTATGATTCTGTAACGAATGGCACCGCATTAAAATCAATGGCGACCAGACTGTATATCAATAATGCATGGACGCGATGGCGGTATGCAGCAGATTATTCCGGTATCGCCCGAAAATTTTTAATGCTATCTGGCGGCACACTGACAGGTGATTTAACCGTACCGACTGTACACGGGGCGTTAGACGGCAATGCTGATAGTGCTACAAGACTACAAACGGCAAGACGAATAGGCGAAGTATCATTTGACGGTACTGCTGATATAGATTTACCCGGAGTGAACAAAATAGGGAATCAGGACACAACGGGTATTGCTAATAGTGCCAATTATATAGTCTACACAAAAAGCATTTCTGGTGAGGAGGATAATAATATCGCTTTAGAAGCACTACAGTTAAACAGAATGACACTTACACGGGCTCAAAGTGTAAATATTAGCGGCAGTCAGAGATTCGGTTCTATCATATCGTTGCCATACGGGATAGATGACACGCGTAATATGGTGCAACAGATTTTCACGGAAAACGACAACGGGCGCATGTGGTTTCGAACAAACCATTATCCTGGTAATAAACAATTCACTCCGTGGTCTGCAATTGCCTTTTTGAGTGACATTACTGCTATAGACAGTATGAACGTTAATAACGCTAACGCATGGTGGGTGAAGTTAAAAGGCGGTCTAATAATACAAGGAGGACGCGCAAATAGTAATACGTTTTTCGCTTATCCGATTGCTTTTAATAATCTACTATATGTTGGGAAGCAAGTTACAGAAAATAATTCAGAAAATAACATGTGGATCAAGGAGGCTGCTGTTGGCGAATGGAATCAGCCGGAGCATTCTTATATGAATAAAACCGGAATATGGCTCCCTAAAATGAACTGGAACCCATTATGCCAAGTCTTAGCTATCGGATTTTAAGAGAGGTAAAAAAATATGACTTACATATCAATTTATAATAAAACATCCGGCGCCCGCATTACATCGCTTGTGGTCGGAGTCCACGGCGAAACTGTTGAGGAACTCACAAGAAAATCGAAATCCGATTATCCGAACGCCGTCTATATCACACAGACCGAGGAAGAATGGCAAGAGTCTATTGCCGGTAATTATGAATATCGTGACGGTAAGCTGCAGGCACCGCTGCCGCCTACGCAGGAAGAGTTGGACGCCATCGAATATGCTCGTTTACAAGCCGCCGAATTGGCAGAGTTAAAACAGTTACTGTCAGATACAGACTATAACGTGACGAAATTCATCGAGGGTGTTTTAACCGCCACGCAGTACGAGCCGATGAAAAAAGCACGGGCAGAATGGCGGGCAGCATATAACGCAATCGAAACAGCAAAAGACTTGAAAGCATTAAAGAAAATCACTTACAGCACGATTATTCCGGTTATTAAATAAGAGGTATGCATCATGAGTATGGGGGATATTAGTCCGGAAGCACTGGAGCGTATTGTACGCATAGAAACAAAACTGGATATGCTTGTAGAAATGATACCGAAAATGCAAGAACTTCAAGTTGCGAACGAACGGGCACATCAAACAGCTAAGACGGCGCATGCGAGAATTGATAATATTTATAAGGTAGCTGGGTTAATATCCACTATCGTGTCGGTGGTTATCGGATTAATTGGGAAGGCGGTGTGATATGTGCAGTTGAAACTGAGAAATCTATGGTCTAAAGCCGTATCGTACCTGCCGACTGCGCGTAAAAAAATACAAACGTCAATGCAGATTGTCTATGTATACGGCATTGGACTGATTATGTTGTTTTTAATGATATTGACGGCATGGTTACATGATTGGTGGCGGACGGGTGTTGCAAATACGCCGCTTTTAATTTCATTTTTCAAGGAATTTACAGCTCCGGCAGTTGTCGGGGCTTTTACTTTTGTATCTGTGTTTTTAGTTGATAAAAACCATGACGGCAGACCGGACGCCGCTGAAAAAGAGGCAAAAAAAGAGAAGTCGAAACCGCCGATTGTACCGCCGATAAAGGAGGAACACAAGTGAATATATCTGAATTTAAGCAGGAACTTATAGATAACAGGGATTACTTTTATCAATTCCCGTTTCCCGTTATAACGTATTATCATTGGACAGCAGGGCGTCACTTTACTACATTTGACGATTATCACTACTGCATAAACGGTAACGGAGAGATCATAAATACCCGCCCGATTACTGAAACACCGTCTGCAACGTGGCACCGTAATACGGGCAGTATCGCTATTGCGTTATGCGCTTGCTATAACGGAACGCCGAAAGATTTGGGCGAATATGCACCGACAGAAGCACAGATTGAAACGCTAGCGCAAATGACGGCGGTAATTGCAGAAGTCTTTGATAATCTAATCGACTATGATCACTTTATGACGCATGGCGAGGCGGCTGATATTGATGGTTATGGATTGTATAGCGGCGATCCCGATTGCCGCTGGGATTTACAAATCCTGCAAAATGGGGATGAGTACGGCACCGGCGGGGATATTATCCGCGAAAAAGCGCAGTATTACTTAGAGCAAGGGGTGTAATATGCTAACAATATCAAATCAAAATATATTTTTGACACGTGGCGATACCGCAAAAATCGCATTAAGTATCACATCTGCAGAAAGCGCCGCTTATGACAGTACCAAAGATACGGTTGTGTTAACAGTCAAAAAATCAACCACTGACAAAGAAAAGGTGTTGCAGAAAACGGCAGTTAATGGCGTTATCACGCTATCTCATGACGACACTAAAAATCTTGATTACGGAGATTATGTATATGATGTACAGCTAACTACCGTTGCCGGAGATGTCTGTACGATTATCACTCCACATCGGTTCAGAATTAAGGAGGAAGTTAATTTTGATTAACGAGATAGAATCAAAACTTGCAGCCACGGAATCCCTGCACGGTACTATCTCCGGTAAAAAAGATTTGACCGCCGAATTATCACCTACGGGCGTATTATCTGGTGTTGTTATAGATAACGATGATAGTATAGACATTATCATGACGGCTCCCGCACCTTTAGAAACCGTATTGACAATTCCCGCCGGCGGGAATACAGAAACCGGAAAAGACGGAAAATCAGCATACGAAATAGCAGTTGATAACGGATTTGACGGCACGGTGGCAGAATGGCTGCAATCCCTGCACGGTGATAAAGGTGATCCAGGCATACAGGGCGAACCGGGGAAAGATGGATCTGATGCAACGGTAGATTTAACCGATTATGCGAAAAAATCAGAAATAATCACGGAATCCCGCATTATTGAACTCATCAATGCCAACGCCGTATCTATGGAATCAATATCAACGGCAATTAACACGGCTATCGAAAATTACAAGAAATCTACTGAATTAATATTCCATCTTGTCTATCAGGGCTATGAAGCGGAAACGAGCAGGAAAGATAATATTCACATTTGCAAGATGGTCACGAAATATCAATTTGCAGATTTTAATGACTTTTTTGAAATTAAAAATGAAACGGACTTCGTGGCAAAGAAAGACTGCACTCTTATTGCAGTCAGTAAAGTCTATCAATATGCTACATCGTCCGGTAATACATCAGTTAACAGGGTGACTCTGAATCAGGTGGTCATTGCGATGTCAGAAACCTCGAGTAGAATGATGGGGTCTGTCGGTGCAACACAGTCCGGCGTATTTTCGGCTAAGGCGGGAGCAATTTTACGGTGCGAAACGTATGCAGGCAAAGGCTATCCACAGGGCGGTATGCAGATATATGTTTCGCCGATTGTATCTAATAGCTACAATTATGACGGTACCACGCCGGAATCATATATGACCAGTCTGTACGCAGTCGATAAGAATTGAGGTGTAATATGTATGAGAAGAAACAGGCTTATTTTATTTTTATTGTTGGTGTCATTATTCTTATTGCCGTCATTGTTTGGTTCGTCTGTGCAGGCAGAGGTGATGTATCAAATCTCCGACACGGAGCTGACGAGGTTAGAACAGAACTTACAAACGCTGGAGAATCACAGCAACGAGAGGCAGAGGTTATTGACCGAGCAGCAGAAGCAGCTGGACGAAGCTCAACAGCAATTACAAATAGTCAACGAACAGCTGAGACTATCCAAAACCTTGAACGCACAGACGCAGCAATCATTGCAGAAAGCCGAGGAATCATTGAACAAATACGAAGCCGAGGCGGAACGGAAAATCCGAATTAAAACACGGCAGCGAAATTTATGGATTTTAATTTCCGGCGGATTACTTGCAGGTCTGGTAACGAGGTGACGATATGAAATGGTTTCTGTATGCACCACTGCAGTTAATCTGTATGGCAATATGCTATCTGACGAACTGGTTTATTGTTCTGTTTGCTGACCAGAACGGCGAATTGCCGGGACTGTTACGGCTCTGGCAAACATGGGATGATAGTCTGGACAGTGAGGATTGCGTAACGAAATATGTACCGGCTATCATTCGGTATGATTTCTACAAGTATTATCGGGTAGAGCGGCATATTTTACCGGAATATAACCGTTGGAAAAAATACAGTATTAACATTGCACCGCTGCCGTTGATTGACCGCATTAAACGGTACTGCTGCCGTGTTTTCTGGTTGTACAGAAATTGCGCTTATGGCTTTGCTTTTGAGTGGTTCGGCTGTAATGTTCCGCCGGATAGCGTTAAAGTCTATGCGGACTATAAAGCCGGCGAACATGAACTATATTATGCGTCGTCAAGAAATCACTGGATGTTATACTGTACGTTACCGATTAACCGTTATTTTAGGTGGCGAATATATTTAGGCTGGAAGCTATCACCGTATATTACAAGCTATCACAGAGCAATGATTGCGTTTCGCGTCTGGTTTTGTCGTGATAAATAGTAAAAATAAGTTTTTGCGCAGTAAGGATATTTCGTCCTTACTGCTTTTTTTATTGCAATGGCCATTCGATAAATACTGACTTTTTTATTTTTCGTCTGTCAGAATGCTGATAAATACTGATAATTTTAATATTGTAAACTTTACTGTTTTTGGTGCGGTTTGGCCATTAAGAAAACTACTGAATTTATTTGTAAACTGTTTATGTTTAAGTTAGAAATAATTTATAAAAAATATTTTGAATTAGTATTGCAAAATCAAAATAGGAATAGAATTATAAAAAATAAGAGCGGTGAAATACCCGTTCTTTTTATAATAAAAAAAATAGGATCGATATCAAACGATATCAATCCCGCAAAAACAGAAAATCTGTTTTTGAGTTCTGAAAACATTATAACATGTCACGTCTACGGCGGACACAGGATTACGCTGTGGCTTCCACGTGGCTTCCAATCTGTATAAGCATAAATTCTAAAAAATACGATAAATACTAAGAATATTGAACGTTTTATATCCACATCAGAATTATGAAAGTTTATTTTAAAAAAGGACTTATCCGCTAATGAACGTTTTTTCTTTCAGCATACATCATCATTTATTTATATTCCTTTTGCAATTATCCAAGTAGTATTGATTTGTTATATCATAGGAATAAATAGAGGGTTATTTTATGGGGACCTATATTCTTTACATTACATATATAGTTTTCTTATATTTTTATGGATGATTTTATTATGCATTGCTATGGTTAATCGGGTGAGATATGGTCCGAAAGACAGAGAATTTATAGAAAGAACTAAAACTGGAACTATAGCAATGGTTTTAATTGTTATAGGGGTAGTATTATTTTATATTTTTTCTTGATTGAATAGGCATCCTGAATACCCCCATACCGTCCGTCAGAGGAAAAGCAGGAACAACCACGAGGTCAGCCGTAGCCAAAGGAACCATTACAATAACAGACAAAGAAAACCAGAAACAGGATATATCCCAATTAAACAGGAACACAGAAGACAGCTTAAACAAACTCAAAGAAATCTTCGACAAAACAAAAGTAGAAGAAAGGAAACGACTATTGGAAGAACTGGGGATCGTAGGGAACCGGGCCATCCATGAGATAGCATCCCACAATGGATGGAAAGACGGCTCCGCCGAAAAGGCAGCCCTCCATGGAATGCTGGGAGCCATCACGAGCGCCAAGAGTGGAGGAAGCGCGCTAAGCGGCCTGATAGCAGGAGGAGCCAACGAATATGCCATAGAGTACTTAAAACAGACCAAAGGGAAAGACTGGATAAACAAGCATCCCGATACCGTACAGAACATCTCCGCCGCCTTTGGAGGAATCCTGTCCAAGATGACAGGAGGGAGCGGACATACAGGCGCCTACATCTCCCAGATGGGAACGAAGTGGAATGAGTTGG